TGCGCATTTTTCAGATAGATTTTTTGATTTAACTTACCGTGCATTTATTTTTTGATACTCTATAACCCAAACGCCATTTTTAAAAAAGCTAGGTTATGCTTTTGGTTACAAAAATCGAATTCAAAAAATGGCTTACCTAAGCCGTTTTCCCCTCTTACTGTAACCATGTAACCATGTAACCTTATATATATATATACTATTATATAGTAGTAGTGGGGTTTGGGTATCGCATGAACTGTTATGTATTTATGACGTATTCCCACACGTTATATGGAAAGTTTCCCCGCGTACGCGGGCGCATGCGATTTCATCTATACGCGCCCGCGCATGTACGCGTGTGTATGCACACGGCAAGTTATCGCGGGCAAAAAGTCTTTATTTTTTTTGTTGACTTTTTTAAAAGCACATGCTAAAATATGTGTGTGTGGTAGGAAAGTATCATACTTTGGGCAGACCGAGATTCCTCTTTTCTTCAGTTTCCTCCCTTTTGTTTGGGCCAGCCTTGAGGCCGGCCCCACATAGCTATCGTCCCTTCTCATTTTGCGGCGACGGTTATCGTCGTCACAAATTACTTACACGCCCGGCATGCGTGACTAAAATATCTGCCCAGCGAACTGGAACAGACCAGACTAAAAAAGATGCTGAACACCAGGGGGATTATTTTATGCTGAATTGGTTAAAAGAAATTTTGGGCGACAACTATTCACAGGAGATTGATGAGTCGGTATCGAAAAACATTGGCAAAGAGTTTGTGCCCCGTGCAGAGTTTAACAAAGCTAACGATTCTGCAAAAGACCTATCGGACCAGCTAGCCGAGAGGGATAAGCAGTTGGAGGGGCTGAAGGACTCAGGCAAGACCGTAGAGGAGCTACAAGCGGAAATTGCCAAACAACAGGAACTAAACAAACAGCAGGCTACAGATTACAAAAACAAACTGGACGGTATAAAACGCGATTCAGCTATTGATGCGGCTATCACGAAAGCGGGAGCGCAAAACGTAAAGGCTGTCCGGGCGTTGTTGGGGGATTTGTCCGACGTTAAAGTCAACGACGACGGGGTTACAGGCCTATCCGATAAAATTTCTTCCTTGAAGAAAGATAACGGATGGGCGTTTAAGCCTGATAGCAATAACAAGCCGTCTGAGGACACAGGAGGCGTTGTTCTGGGTAATGGCTATATTACAGGCGCCCCACAGGGAAATGGCGTAGAGGGCCTCACAGGGGTAGAGAAAGCCTTTTTCAACAGTCACCCTGAATTAGCACCAAAAGAAAAGTAATTCTAGAAAGGGTTTGATGAAATGGCAAATACATTGCAGGAGCGCTATGCGAATTTAGTAGATTTGCGCTTGCGTGCCGCGTTGGTAACGATAGATACAGGTGCCGTCCCAGTTTTTAATACACGGTATGAGGGCACGCCTAAGGCGGGCGCTGTAAAAATTCCGGTACGCGATTCAGAGGCGACTATGGCAGATTACAATATCGTTACGGGCGCTAGTTTAACAGAGTCTAGCACAAGCTATCTCACCGTGACGGGTTTTAAAGACCAAGTTATCAACGAATTGATTGACGGTTTTGATGCTCAGGCGGTTCCCGATAACATTGTGGCCGATAGACTGGACAGCGCGGGATATGCGGGAAGTTTAGCACTAGACACAGACGGAATCGCGACATTGGTTGCAGGCGGTACTGTATCGACAGACACTACAGCCTTAACGTCCAGCACCGTTTATACGTCGATTATTACCGCCCGTACCGCTCTGTCCGAGGCGAATGTACCAGAGGCGGGCAGGTTCATGATTGTAACACCCACCGTATATGGATTATTGTTGCAGGATTCTAATTTCATTCGGCAGGGTGATTTGTCCCAGACATTGTTGAACAGCGGTTATATCGGCAGTGTTGGCGGGTTTGCTATTAAAGAATCTTCCTTGCTCCCGGCGGGAACAGAGTATGTATGCGGTCATTCCGATTGGTGCCACAGAATTCGTGAGTGGATGGTCTTGCCGCATGTGCAGGACTTGAATGGCGACGGTAAGCATATTGGCGCTTCTGCTGTGCAGGGCCGTTATGTGTATAAGCATGCCGTTTCTAAAGCCGCCGCCGTGTATGTTAAAAACGCGGCATAAGGACTAAAAAAAGGTGAATAATTATGGCATACGTGGAGTACAGCGATTATACCGGGTATTCAACGGTTGAAGTTCCCGAAGAAGATTTTCCAAAATATGAGGGAATTGCATCTGCCATAATTGATACGCTAACACGCTCAAGGATTGTGCTATGGGGTGGGCTTTCGGCCCTCCCCATTTTTGTTCAAACCGCTGTGAAAAAGGCAGTTTGCGCGCAAATTCAGTCTATGGCGTACAACTATGGTGATGCTGTTGCCGCGACGGAAGACGTTTCCGAATTGGAATATCAATCGGAAACTTTGGGGAAGTACAGTTACAACCGAGGTGCTTTGGCCGGGAAAGAACTCGAGACGGTAAACGGAATAGCAGTTAGTCCTATGGTTCGTCCGTATTTGTTCCCAACAGGCCTCTTGTTTTCTGGGATAGACCCTAGTTATAGCCCTTATGAGCTTGATATTTAGCAACAAAAAAGGGAGGTGCTAAGCATTGCCCCCAATTTCAAATAGATTGCTGATACACACGGTCGAGTTGCACATAAATTCCTCTACAGATGGATGGGGGAATGAGGTGGACGGCTCAACCCTGAGCATTAGCAAGGTTAGACTAGAACCCTCTTTTAAAATGGTTTTCGACCAAAAAAATCAACAGGTACAACAAAGCGCCGTTCTGATTGTTGACGCCGTAAAGTCTCGGCCGCCTACAGTTGATTGGTTTGCGCAATATGGACATTTGCTAGATTTTGACGGCAAGCAATATAAAATTTTAGGGGCATCTAAGTTATATGATGCTACAAAGTTTCACCACTGGGAGGTGATGTTGGGGTGAGTTTTTCCTTCAATTGGCATGGTGACGAGTTTGTTGAAAGGGCTAAAGATGCTAACACCGGAGCGATTGAAAAGGTTTGCGCGGAAGCCTTGAAAGATGCAAATGCGCTATGTAAATATCAGTCGCATAAACTAATTGAAAGCAGTTTTACTGCAAGCGATTTTGCTAAGGGTGAGTTGACGTGGAGTACAAAATACGCGCGTAGGCAATACTTTACCGGAACGCCGCATACAAATAAGAATTCCTCAGCATCTCTCATGTGGGCGCATAAGGCCGCTAACGCTAATTTTAAAAAGTATCAAGCTATATTCGCAAACGCTGTTAGGGAGGGAATGTGATGCCTCTTTTAGAGGATATGCTTACCGCGATTCGCGGTAGGGCTGAGCAGTTAGGATTGCCGCCGCCCGAGATAGGTCCTCTTCCCGCTGAGGATTCTGGAATTGGCATGTTTTTGTTGGGCGGTCGGCCAGATGAATTTCTGAATAGAAAACGTTCAGATGTGCAATTGCTTTCAGTCAATACCAAGTCGCCAAACGGTCATACGGCATTGGAATATGCCGAAAAAATGATTGACATTTTGACCGGAAGTGATAGCGTTATGCCTCCGGGTGTGTCGGCAATTCATATCAATACGCCCTGCTCATTTGTTGACAGGGATTCTGCTGGAAGCTATATTTATAATGTGGTGTTTGATGTGCTATATTAATTAAAAAAAGAAAGGTGATAAAAGATGGATAACAACTACAATTACCATTTTTTTGTAGATACAACTCCACAATCCGGGACGCCCACATGGGCAGAAGTGGCCGAGGGAATCAGTAATCTGGACGCTAGTTTAAATGAGGTAGTTCAAAAATATTCATTTCTGAGCGGTCAAGGCTGGGGTTCTAGCGAGGTAACAGGCGGTCAAGTTTCCGTGAAGTTCAAAGGCGTTAGAACTCAGGGGGACGCCGCGCAAGATTATATTTATGGGCCCGCTGTACGATATAATTTTGGTGATGCACGCAAGACGCATTTTAAAATTACAGACCCTGATGGAACAGCGATTTCCGGTAGTTGCACACTGAATGACATTGACAAAAAGGGTGGAGACACCACAAAGGGCATGGAAATTAATTTCACGGTTTCCTTTAACGGAAAGCCGACCATTGGGAACGCCCTAGCGGTGTTGAGTGTTGTGTCTGCCGCTAGCGCAACGCAAACCGGGTATACAACAGTGACGGTAACACCGTATAAGGATTCCAAGAATTCGTATGTGTATAAGACTGGTACTTCTGTTGACTTACCTGCCTATGGTGTGGCGCCCTCTGGGTACACCACATGGGACGGGGCCTCC